TTATTTCGGGCGGATCGACCGGCTGATGCTCTTGACGCCGTCGACCAGAAACAAGCTGGTGATGATCGCGCCGCCCCAGTCGCGCAGAACCGGAACCTCGGCGATTTTCCAGCCAAAATGGAACACACTGTCGAGACAGACTGCGGCCCACCAGAGCCCAAGCGGCAGAACAAAGGCCAGTCGACCAAGCCGTCCCGCCGAGAAAAGCTGGCCGTTTTCCGCCAGCAAGACCTTCCGGGCTTCGCTGCGGGCGGCAATTTCCGCCCGGATTTCTTCAGCCGCCAGTTCGGCGGCAATCCTGTCCTGCTCGGTTTTGCTGTCGAGTCGTTGTCTGGCGTGGGCCAGCAAGCGTTCCAGTACGGATCCGGACAGCCAGGTGAGAATCGCAGCGATCATGCCTCATCCCTTTTTGCGATCCAGCCAGCCGACCCCTTGGTGACATGACGCAGCAGGATGTTGACGAGTCCGACAGCAACGATGACCCAGGGCGTCATGTTTGCTGGCAGGATCGCACTCAAGTCGACAGCGCTCACCTGCTCGGCCAATTGAGTGCAGACGACGAGAATTCCGACGACGCCGTTGAACAGAAGAGTTTTCCAGCCAGACATTTCCCGCTCCTTTTCCAGATCGGATTTTCCGTCACGTTGCAGAGAGAAATTGGGCTTAGTGGCTCTCAGCCTGCGCCAGATGAATCACCGACGCTTTCCGACGCGCCCAGGTAAAAAGCTTTCCCCGGTAGCGCCAGGCCAGCCCGATCAGCAGACTCAGCGCCAGCACCAGCCCTGCGGCAATGAGCACGCGTTCCCAGTCGAAGCCGCTCGTTCGCAGCGCTGCGGCCGTGCCCGCGCAGGTGAGCCCCGAGGCACGATGGCTGGTTCCCTGTCCTATCTTTCGCTGCAACGCCGCCCGTGTGGCCGGGCCCACACGTCCATCGATGGCAAGAGGGGGATGATCGCGCTGAAAGGCGAGAACGGCATGGCGCGTATTTGGTCCATCCAGACCATCTGCGGAACCGGGCCGATAGCCCAGCTGCGCCAGGTGCTGCTGTGCCAGCTTCAGAGCCTGGTCGAAATCAGCGGACAGTGACCCGGTTGCGGGGGAGCCAGAGGCAAAGGAGCCATAGCTGCCGTCCAGCAGAAGATCCGCCTCGTCCTTGCGGCGGCGGACGAGACCCGGCAAGCGCCGCCCCCCAGCGGTCGTTCCCGTCCTGGCCAGAAGCTGCGCCGCAAGCGTGTCCTGCCCAGCCTTCAGGGCTTTGGCCCACTTCCAGGTCAACGCCCTAGGTCCCAGGTTGTAGACAACCGACACACAGGCATCGAATTGGGTCTGATCCAGGTGAGGCAAAGCCCGCTCGACCGGTGGGCCGTACTCTTCGTCCAGCAGGGTAAGCAACAGACGATTGGCCTCTTCGCGGCTCAGACTGTCTCCCACTTTCAGCGGGCTGCCGTGCTGCTTCAACCACCAGGAGGCAAAAACCCTTGAGCGCATCGTGAACCCGTAGCCGATTGTCAGGACGCCCGCCGGATCCAGGTATCCCCGCGAAACGAACCCCTCGTGCGCGGCGATGAAAGCGACGCCTTTTTCACTGACCCGCATGGCAAATCTCCCTTCCATCATTTTCTCAGGTGCGATCCGTCAGGACTGCGGCACGACCGGCAAAAGGCAGTGCACAGCAACGCGCACAGCGCCGCCGGAAAAGCTGCCGCCATTGGCCGTCAAACGGACCTGCGTTGGGGCGTAAAAGGCGCTCGGACCAATGACACCGGCATTGGTCGCGCCGGCAGAAACGCCCAGTGAGCCGCCGAATTTCGAAGGCTCTCCCGCCAGGCCGCAGTCGTAGGACGCAGCGCCGCTGATGGTCGTGATGGTCCGGCAGGAGACACCGAAAACGATGGCCCGGTCCGGAATGAGCGCGCCGGTTTCGCTATAGGCGCCGGAAAGGCCGGAAAGCTCTTCCTCCAACACTGCCAGCCGGGTTTCTGCTTCGTTTTCGGAGCGCGCGACCAAACGATCGGGTCCAAGCAGAGGACCAATGTCGCGCCAGCCGCTGCCGGTCAGAACGATCAGGGCTTCTTCATCGGCCACGAAGGCCACCAGCCCTTCGAAAGCTGAATGGAACTGCCAGACACCATCGCGCCAGAGCGCAATGTCTCCCTCCCGGCCCAGCCAGTCTCCCGAGGCGCCTGAGGCAACAAGATAGGCCGCGCCATCCTCGACGGCGGGCGGAACAACGATGCTTCGGGAGGCGAGGTGCAGATGGGCCAGAGCATCAAGGGTCAGCAGCGCTTCATTGTGGGTGACATGCTTTTGCGCCTGCGCGGCCGCCAGAAGTGGCAGGGCAAACCGAAGGGTCTCAGACATGACTTGTTGCCTTTCTTTGGAAGCCGCGCCCGGCCGTGGCAGACAGCTGGCAGACAGCAAAACTCAGCTCGCTCACCTGGGCACCGAAATCGGCGATTTCGTCTGAAGCTGGGTAAAAAACAGAAGGGATCGACGACGAGAGGGTTCTGAGAACCGTGCCACCGCCCCCAAGAATATCGACCTCATAGGCCTCACTCTCCTCCGCCAGAGGCACGTCCACCTGAGCCCAGCTGTCGCCGCCACGCCGGGTCTGGCGGATAAAGCTGATCTCAATGCCATCACTCAGCCGCTGTGCGTTGAGATGAACCGGGGCGAGCGGCAGGGCGCCGCGACCGGAAGCAGCGTGGACGAAGACCAGAGCGGATGGATCATCGACGGCAAGTCCGGCGGGCACCAATCTGTAGTTCTGTTCGAGGCCAAGCTGGTCAGAGGAAAGCGGCACCGAGGGAACAGTCGCAGCGTCGAGAAGAACGACATCCGCACCTGCCAGCGCCCCTTCCCGCATCTCCGGTTCTGTGCCCGCCTGTCCACGCAAGAGGGTCGTCAGCCGGTAGGTCCGGACGCCGGTCAGTTCTGCGTCGACGAACTGCAGGACCTCGAAACCGCCGCCGGCTGTCCGCACAGCCAGCGCATTTGCGCCCGCCAGAACAGCGTCCTGCGAACGCGCCTGCAGAAGCCCGCCGTAGATCTCGACATCGATGTGATTTGCATGGTCCCAGTGGCCAAGCGGACCCGGTGCAAGATCCGAAATCAGCTGGCCCAGCGTTGCGGGACGGTCGAGGGTCGATACCGGTTGAAAACCGCTGCCGGTCGCAGAGCGCATGAGCGTCAGAGCGCCGGGCCAGGGACTTGCGAAGGCCGCCAAGCGAACCGGAGCGTCCGGATCCTCGTCAAAGAGAATGGGCAGGTCCATCAGGAAGCCATGAGGCACTCCCGGCACGACGTCCTTGAATGGCTTGATGACCGGATCCGGCGCAGCGGTGACAGGTGCCAGAGCACCGCCGACACGCACAGCTTCGATCCGGCGAACATCCGTGTCTTCAATGACTTCGACGCGAAACTTGAGCGGCGGCGAGAAGCTTTTGCCCGGCACGTTTGCGATCTCAAGGACATCGCCGGGGTCCACATCAAGGCGGGCCGGCGACAGGGCAAACTCCGCGCGTTCGCGTTCTCCCCAAATCCGGGCAAGACGGCGGTCGGCGGCCTGCTGAAGCGCTTGAGGAGCACTGACTGCCGCCAGATCCAGCGTCTCGATCTGGCGCGATCCGACCTCGAGCCTGCGCGAGGTCACCATCCGGCGCTGATAGTCCGCGGTCACGTCTTCAGCGCCGATGCGCACTTCCGACGGCAGTTCGCTTTCCTGCGCCCGGGTGCGCGACAGAACCGGCTTGTCCGCGTCCGGATCGACCAGATCATCGGCAGCAAGGGCCAGATCAACGTCGGTCCGGGCGGCTTCCAGGCGAATGTCAGTGCCGCGATCGGAGGCTGTCGCCCCAAAGGCCGTCAGCAGCGGTTCGATGACCTGGCGGCTGGAGACCGGTCCTGTAACCGCGATCCCTTCCAGGGTCCCGGGGACATTGCCGACCGACACGTCTTGCGCGGCGATGCCCTCGTCTTCCAGATAGTGCTCCAGAAATCCCTTCAGCGTCAGGCTGCCAAGCCGCCCGGAAAGCCAATGTCCGACCTGCCAGTTGGCACCATCGGACCAGACATCCAGATAAGACGGAAAGGCCGGATAGGGCCGAGCATCCCAGGTCCACAGATGGATGTTGGCGCTGTCGACCATACGCCCGCCATAGACCGGTGAAATAGGGTTCTGGCCGGTCTCGAAATCCGGGTCCGCTGGGTCGTAAAAGCTGAGAGCAGCCTCCAGCGCACGCCGCTGGATCAGGTCGTCGCGGGTCCCATCTGAAAAATGCGGCAGCGCGCTTTCTGACGACTTCGGATCGACGAACACATTGGGCTGGTTTGCGCCCTTGTCGATGGCTGGAACACCGAGTTCGGTGAAGCGGATCGACTTGGAGGCTGGAACCCAATCGGTCGGCTGCCCGGCTTCAACGCCGCCAAAACGCTCCACATGAAGGTTTCCCCACCAGCCTCTCAGATCCTTGGCGCGGTAGACCCAGGGCTTGTTGTAGGTCCCATCTGAAATCGGCGTTCGTGTCCCCATACGGCGATCGGCCTCCGAGGCGTAGTACCAGTCGAAATATTCACCGCCCGCGATGCCTGCCTTGAGCATCTCCATGTCATGCGGGTCTGTGTTTCCATCAGGGTCTCCACCCCTGCGCATGTCAGCCATGGGCAGGTAGTTGTCGATGCCGATGAAATCGATATCCGAAGACGCCCAGAGCGGATCGAGCGGAAACCTCAGTTCGCCAGCGCTCACCTGATGCGCGCCATATTCGGACCAGTCGGCCGCGTAGGAAAGATCTGTGCCAGCTGTCAAAACCGGCCTGACCTCGGCTGCAAGATCGATCAGGCCGCTGACAAACGGATAGGTCCCAGATGTCGTCTGTGCCCTTGTCAGGCCGCGCAGCTCCGAGCCGATCAGAAAGGCATCCACCCCGCCGGCAGCTTCCGCCAAATGGGCCATGTGCAAGACATGACGGCGATAAGACCATTCAGCTGGCCCGCCATAGACGATTGCTTCGCCCGAGATCAAGAAGTCGCTTGCACTCGCTGCGCCGAAAAAGGCCGCGGCGTCCTGATCTGGATCTGCGCCGGGCACGATCCTGCCGCGCCAGGGATAGGCGGCCTGCTCCGACCCGCCGTAAGGATCCGGCAAGCCGTTGCCTGCCGGGATGTCCATCATAACGAACGGATAGAGCATGACCCGAAGATCTCGGTCCTTCAGGTCCTTGATTGCGGCGATCACGCTTGCGTCCGATGGTGTTCCGCCGAAGGCAGGTTTGCTCTCAAGCCGGGAGACTTCGTCCGCCACCTCTCGGGCCAACCCAGCGACCGACCAGGTGCCGCCAGTCGTCGACTTGGTGTTTTCCTCGACCTTCGGGCGAACGCTGCAATGGGACGCCCTCAGATCATCGCCGAACCAGGCGATCACAAGTGCGACGCTTTCAAGGTTCGGGCACAGAGCCTGCAGCTCGTCCAAGGACGCGACCCAATCGCTCGGCGCTTGCGTGACATGATGGTTGAGGCTTTCGGTGACACCGGGCCTCGGCGTCGAACTGACGACGGTCGGCTGGTAGACGAATTCGCCTGCGCCGGGGATCAAGGTGATCGCACGGATGTCTGTCTCCAGACGCTCGACGGACCGGATCACTTCAAAGGCCAGTTGCGGCAGACGGTTGCCGAATGTCTCCAGCGCCAGACGCTCGAACACCACATAAGCGGTTCCCCGATAGGCCGGTGTGTCGCCCTGAAGTCCCGATATCAGCGGATCGGGTGCCTGATCCCGCGCGCCAGAATAGATCCGCATGGTGATACCGGATGTGTCCAGCGGCTTGCCGTCAGCCCAGATCCGGGCGACCCGGCTGATGGGCCCTTCACTCAAGGCAACGGCGAAATTGGCGTAATAGGCATAAGACCGCACTGTGGCGGAGGCGCCGCCGCCGCCCTTGCCGCCCTGACTTTCCTCCGAAACCTCTTCTTCAAATCGCGTGGCCCAGATGACCTGTCCGGCCAGCCGCACCCGGCCGTAGATCCGCGGCAGGGAGGCGCCCTCGTTCGAGGCCTGGACGGAGAGGTCGGAAAGACGGCCCGTTTCCACGGTCGCCGAAGAACCAAACAAGCCCTGGTCCACGACCGACCCTGCGACGGCGCCCGCGGCCTTGCCAAGAATGCCGCCAAGACTGCCAAGGCCGAAAAGGCCACCGGCCGCACCACCCAGTGCCTGTCCGGCTGCTGTCAAGATCAGGGTTGCCATGGGGCTTGCTCCGGAAATGAAAACACATGGGCAATGCGCCGGCGCCAGGCCGGCACGAGGGGGCTTTCGACGACGCCGACACGCTCATAAGCGTGGATCACCAGCCCCGGCGCGCTCACGATCGCAACATGTCGGGCGGGCAGATGCTCCCTCCAGCGAAACAGGAGAACGTCCCCCGGCACTGCTGTGTCCGGCGCCTGTTCGACCAACCAGCGCCTTGCGGCTACGACAAGGCTCTCGCCAGTGCCGGACGCCGTCCAGTCAGGCTGATAGGCGGGCACGGGTTCAGGCTCAGCGCCATAAAGCGCCCGCCAGACACCGCGCAGCAGGCCGAGGCAATCGCACCCTGCGCCCTTGCAGCTGGCCTGATGCCGATAGGGTGTTCCAAGCCAGGACGCCGCCTCGCTCAGAGCCGCGGCACGTACTGTGGAGGTATCAGTAGACAAAGATGCCACCATCGTTCTCGCCCGTGTTACGGGTCGGATACGAGAGAACGAAATCTGTCCCGGGCATGTGCGGAAAGCCTTGGAAGTTCAGCTCGTTGGAGAACTTTGCACGGCAGGTCGAGACCTGTTTGTCGCATCCGGCGGAAACGCGTATCTGCGTTCCCGTCTCAAGGCTTGACGGTGGCGCTTGCCACAAGCCGATCCGCGCGACGCCTTCCTCCAGCCGATGCGCGGCAACCTCGGACCGAAAGCCGGCGTGTTCGCCCGTCAGAACCTCCAGCCGCCCGCCGTTGAACCAGCCTGACGAAAAGGCAGACAGGCCGGCGATCTCGAGTTCGCCCAGGTCGCCGGCAAGTGTGACCGTTCCCTCGGCCTGATATGCCGGGTCTGACAGATCAACGCCGCAGCGGTCATCACCGAGATCCGCATCACAGGTTCTGGCGAAGACCCGGCCGCGCTTGACCTCGAGCAAATGGGACAACCCGCGCAGTTCCGTCTGAAATGCCTCTCCGTTCCGGCTGACTTCGCCGACGCGGGCTCTGCGCAGAAGCTGCGTCTGGGAGGAGTCTTCCCAATTGACCAGATGAACCTCAACGCTTGCGCCATCCCAAAGCCCCGCCTCAAGATCATCATCGGACAGACCGGACAAAGATAGCGCTCCGCTGACGTCTCCGCCGCCAGTTGCAAGCCCTGGACCGGCAGCCAGGCTGCTGGTTTCGAGACCGTTTTGCGGCTGGCAGGACAGGCCATCGACGGTCAGAGATCGATCATGATCGGTGAAACCGATGCGTTGACCGTCCTTGCGCGTGACCACCCAGCAATGGGCAAGCGTCGTCGCTCCGCCGGCCAAATGGCCAGCAAGTTCGGATGAAATATCTTTCATGAGAGCGCCCTATTTCACGGAAGTCAGGTCCGGATCTCGATCAGGGGGATCGATGGAATGTCGCCCGCTTCGAAATGGGTCAGGCTCACCTCGAGCCGATCCGTGTCGAAGCGCACGGGAACGTCAAAGAAAAAACCGGCAGTGATCTGCGCGCCGTCGGCAGGCGGAGAGGCGAAGACAAGTTCGCCGGTCTCGGCGTTCAGCCAGGCATCAACCCCGACGGTCACCTCGGCGCCTTCGACGGCCACCTTCAGACTTGCAGGATCAGCAAGGCGGATCTCCCGCGCATAGGTCGCCTCGCCCTCGCCGTAGGTCTTGGTCAACGCAAAGGTATCAGTGCCCCCATCGCCGTTAGCGATCTCCTGGTCAAAGACCGTGGGCATGCCGCCGCCGTCGCGGGTTGAATGATCGAAAGGGTCGCGAAACCGGAAACCGAACAACCGTCCGCGCGCTCTTTCAAACAGCGAAAGGACAGCCCTGAGATCGGCAAGAGACCGGATCCCGGTGGAGGCGTCATAGCGCCGCCGGCTGTCGGCCCAGCGTGCGTTGCGGGCCTCGAGGCCGGAGGCCAGAAGCACCACTTCCGTACGCCGCTCCGGACCTCCCAGAGCGCCAAAAGCCACCCCTGAGGGAAAATACTCATCCAAGAAAGAAACCATCAAATTCCCCCTGCGAGCGGGTCGCAATTGATCTGCCTCAAGGTGGCTTGCAGGCACCCTCTTCATGTTGGTCGTCATTCAAGGAGGACCAAATGAGTCACGTACCGCACGAACTGCACGAAGAATTCCCCGACGCCGCCGAGGCCTTGCATGCGCTCAAGGCGAACGACGCCCATTTCGTCAAGCTTTCGGACGAATACCACGCGATCAACCGCGAAATTCACCGCATCGAGACCGATGTCGAACCTGCCTCGGACGAGACGCTGGAAGACCTCAAGAAGAAGCGTTTGTCACTCAAGGACCAGATCGCTGCCATGTTGGCGGTGAGCGAGAGCACCGGCTCCTGAGCCCCTCCTTTTCAGGCCGGTGTTAGAGCCCGCGCCGTCCCCGTCCGACGGCGCGGGCCACCATTGCAGAGACCTGCGTTTCGGATCGCCGAAAGCTTTCCGCATCCCTGGTGGCAACATTGATCTGGACCCGCGGCTGCGCGGCTCCAGTGCCGTTTTGAACGCCAAGCCTGCCATCATTGCCGCGCACCAGCGGCAAGATCGCTTCGGCGCCGGCTTCACCGGCCAGCCCTATTCCGCCAGACGCACCGCCGCCGCCAAGTCCGAAATAGGTCGGCGACGCGACGATGCCCCCTTTGGCAAATGGGGTCACCGCGCCCAACGCACCTGCCACGGAGCCGCTGATCCCATTTGTCAGACCGCCGAAAGCGCTGGAGAATGCCGTTTCGGCCAATCCTTCCACGGGTTTTAGGGCAGACCCGAGCAAACGGGACGACGTGGTGAGCGCGATCTGCCGAAAGACCGCCTCGAGCGATTTGCCATCGACGAGAGCTGCCTTGAGGCCACCGGTGAGCGCCATTGAAAAGCTGCCTGCCGAGCGGGAGATTTCCTGCATCTTTTGGGAAAACGCCGACAGGTCTTCCAGCGGAACATCAAGTTGAACGTCTGTCATCTCAGGTGCCTTTGTCGCCTACCGGTCCGGGTGGCGTTTCATCATGCGCTCGAGTGCGCTTCGCTCGATCCCAGCTGCGGGTTTCTGCCAGCCCAGCGCTGCTGCAAGTTCGCGCGGGGTCGACGACCAGAACACGGCTGGTGACCAGCCGAGGCGCGCGAAAGCGACCTGCATCAGCTCGCGCCAGGGAAAGGGGCGGTCTGGTTCTGGCCTGCCTCGCCCTTGGAGGAAGGCACGCCGAGCTCCTCCTCTTGCCCATCGCCAAAAGTCACGCGCAGGAGATCTGCGGCGATAGCGGCATATCCGGTCACGCCACCGGCAGATGTCATCAAGGCCAGCTGGTCGTCGGAAACATCATTGCCCGCGCCGCGCAATCCGGCGCCAAGAATTCTGATCAGATCGCGCGCGGAAAAGCGTCCGGTCGAAAAACGCTCGACCAGGGCCTGAAGGTCCTCACAGGAAAAGGCGTTTTCCAACTCCGCCAGTGCCCCGAGGGTCAAGACCAGCGTCCATTTGCGGTCGTCGAGACAAGCGCTGATTTCGCCGCGCAGATGATTTGCCATGCAGGCCTCCTAGAGGGCTGTAAATGTGATGGGTCCCGCCGACTCCAGCGCGATCTCATAGGTCACCTCGCCGTCGTGACGGCCGGCATATTCCAGTGCGGTGACCTGAAAAGCGCCTTCCAGCGTCCCGAAATCGGGGATGATGACCTGCCAGGGGCAGATGATTCCGTCGAAGAAGATCTGACGCACAGCCGCGTCACTTGCCTGGTCGCGGAACAGACCGGAGCCGGCAAGGCTTGCGCTGCGGGTGCCCGCCTGCGCCAGCAACTCGCGCCAGCGCCCCGCGCTGTCCGCATTGGTGATGTCCACGGTGGCCGCGTTCAGCGCCATCCTGCGGGTGCGAAGCCCGGCAACGGTTTCAAAGCTTCCGCTGGACGTCTGGTCCAGCTTGAGCAGCAGATCGCGTCCTGCCTGTGCGGTCATGGCAAATGTCCTTGTTGGAAGATTGAAAGCTGCGTCAGGCGTCAGGCGTCAGGCTCGGTGACTGCTCGCAGCGACAATTCGGCCCGGAAGGTCCGGCCATCGCGCAAAAGCCGCGAAGACATCTCGGACACCTGAAGTCCGACAAGCCGGTGCCCCGAAAGGAGCAGGTCCGGTTCCATCACGAGCACCGACGTCCTCTGGATGATCGCGAGCGCTTCATCGCGGCTTGCCTTGCGCGACAGGGCCGCAAGCCGGAGGTCATGAACAAGACCTTCTTCGGGCAGGTTCAGCAAGGGTCGGGCACCAAGCGTCTCCAACACCAGAAAGGGAAAGGCTTGTCCCCTTGGCGGTGCATCGAAGATGCGCCCAGCGCCGACAAGGTCGGTCAGCGTTGCATCGGCGGCAAGCCGGCTGAACAGGGCGCCGCGCAGGGCCAGTTGCGGATGGGTGCTCATGTCCCCTCCTCCTCTGCCAGGCAAATGATTTCTCTGGATCGGTCATCGGCCGCAGCGGTCGCCAGGATGCGAAAGGTTCGCGGACCGCTCAGAATGCGCCAGCCACCGGAAAGATCGTCTCTGTAGCGGAGACGCAGCTGATGGGTCGCGATGCCCTCGAGGCGTCCACTGCGAAATGCTTCGCTTTGGCGAAGCGGCTTGATCTGAGCGAAATCGTCGCCCGCGAACAGATAGACAAGGCTCGCCGATCCATCAGCCGCCGCCGTGTGCACCGGTTGCTCAAGTGCCACAGGCGTTCTGTAAGCCCCCGCCCTCACAGTTGCAGCACCCGGTTCACCGACATGAGCCGGTCGAGCCCATGGGGCAGGCTCGTCATGGCAAGGTCCGTCCCGGCCTCCCGGTTTTCAAACCAATGCGCTGCCAGCAGACGGATTGCCTGCCGCAGCGGCGCGGGCACGTCCTGCGCGTTGTCGCCATAGCCGGCGGAAAAGTCGATCTCGACCCCAAGCAGGCTCGAGGAGGGAACGCCAGCCCCAAGGCCAATGCGGATGCGTGCCGGATCCGAAGACCGGTCCAGCGTGTAGTCGGACGGGTCAAGCACATGGCCGTTGCCGTCAAGATCATAGACGGTGATCTCGTCGACCGAGAGCACCGGGGCAATCGGCAACGACACGATCCGGCCCATCGGCCACGCCTCGAGATAGAGCCGCCATCCCTGGCGGATCAAGGCACGCCGGGTTTCCCGTTCGATCTGCTGACGGGCGGCCTGAATGAAGCCGGACAGCAGATCTTCCTCCTGGGCACCGGTGAGCCTTAGCTGATTGCGCATCTCGGCCACCGTCACCGGCTCAAGGGCCGGCGGCGTCACAACGACGGACGTCATGGCGTTATCCTTTGCCTGAAACAAAAAAACGCCGGATCCGTCAACGGGACCCGGCGAAGTGGGGAGGGTTACAAAAAAGCACTCACTGCGTGCAGCCACAGCTATTGCAGCCTAGCCTTTCGCCAAGCTTGCCGCAGCGCACAAAACATCGTCAAAAAGACGAATGCTATTTTTACGCAGAGAAAGTCAGAAGCTTGATGGCATCAAAGTCCTGAACCCCGCCGCCCACGCGCTTGGTGGTGTAAAACAGCACATAAGGCTTGGCGGAATAGGGATCACGCAGGATCCGCACGCCCATCCGGTCGACAATCAGATAGCCGCGGCGGAAGTCGCCGAAAGCGATCGCCGGGGCATCAATGGCGATGTCCGGCATGTCCTCGGCTTCGGTGACGGGGAAATTCAGCAAGGTGGCGGCAGCGCCCGCGCTGGCCGGTGGCTGCCAGAGGTAGTTGCCATCGCCGTCCTTCAGTTTGCGCAAGGCGCCTTGCGTCCGCCGGTTCATAACGAAGCGGGCGTTCTGGCGATAGCCGCTCTTGAGCGAATAGATCAGATCCAGCAGCTTGTCGCCCGGCGCGAGTGTTGCAAAGCCGCCCGCCTCTCCGGTCGAGATGGTGCCCAGCGACCCCCAGGCCCAGGCGGTTTCCGCAACGCGGGGCACCGACAGGAAGCCGGTCGGCTTGTTCACGCCGTCGCCATTGACGAAAGCAGCGCCCTCCTGTTCGGCGAAGGCCGTCTCCACCTCTTCGGCGATCCAGGCATCCATGTCGATGGCCGCATCGTCGAGCAGGCTCGCGGTGGCTGCGGGCATCGCGTAAAGCTCCATGGCCGGAAAACTCAATTCGGCAAGTGTCGGTGTTGAGGTTTCAGGACGTGCGGCCGTTTCGCCGACCCAGCCGGTCTGCGGTCCCGAGATCGAGAAAGGCTTCTTGTAAGTCGCAGCCGAGACCTGACGGACGCCAGCGATGGCGCGGATCGGCGAGACCTCGGACAAGCGGCGCAGAATGCCTGCCTCGGTTTCCTCGGGCACCAGATAGCCGCCATCGGGATCAGATGACGCGCTCAGAGCCTTGACCTCAAGCGGACGCAGGGCCTGTTCCCGGCCGGTACGGACATAGCTTTCAAAGGCGGCCTTGTGCTCGATCGCCTGGCTTGTCTGTCCACGCTCGGCCTGTCCGCCGCGTGCCGGACGGCGGCTCTTCAGGGTCAGGTCGTCCAATCGCCTCTGGGTGGCGTCCAGCGCCTCGTCCAGACGATCCAGCTTTTCCAACGTCAACACATCGGCGCTGCCGCGTTCTTCCATTTCCGCGAGCCGGGCGTCATTGACCTGCCGGTAGCTCTCGAAGCTGCGGAAGAATTCGTCGAAGGTCCGGGCGACGTCCTCTCCGCCGGCGGCAACGGCCGGAGGCATCGTACCCGCCTTGGTTTCAAGAGATGAGGCATGGGGATCATGAGTGTTCATTGCGGTCTCCTTGACGGTATCGGATGAGAGCTGCTTGGCAGAAGGCGCAGGCGCGCGCCCTCCACCTGCGGAAAGGTGACAAGCGACACCTCCCAGAGATCGATTTCGACCAGTGTGCGTGTGGGCTGACCGGCACGGCATCCTGCCCCGCCCGCCGTCTTCAGAGCCCGGAAGCCGATGGACAGCCCGCTCAAGGCCCCGGCGGCCACAAGGGCTGCGGCCTCGCGGGACAGCGCTACATCGGGCAACAGGCGGCCGGTCACCCGCAGGCCCATTGCGTCTTCGACCAGATGGGTCCACACGCCGATGGGCTTTGCCGGATCGTGCTGCCACAACATGGCGACTCCGGACGCCTGCCTGCGCGCCAGACTGCGAGCAAAAGCCCCACGCCTGACAAGGTCGCCGGCTCCATCGCGCTGGCCGAACAGGCTGGCGTAGCCGGAGATGACCATTTGATGCGGCGCCTGCCTCACCTGCGCGGCTCCGGCCCCGCATCGGCGGCGGCGAGCACGTGCAAGGTCTCGGCAAAACCGTGGAAGGTATCCCGGTGCCCGGCAGCAGCGCCTTCAACGCCGTCGGTGCCGGTAAAACGCGCAAGGCTTCTGCGCAGACGCCAAGGCAAATGGCCTGCAAAGCGCCTGGCAAAAAAGCCCTTCTGTGACCCTGAAGGTTCGGACATCATCGCAACTCCCTGCTCTGCTCAGTCGGTTTTTTCACCAGCGTCATGAGTCGCTTGCAGCGGATCCTTGAATCGACGGTCCAAGGACTTCCCATTTCGCCTTGTGAGATTCACAAATTGATTCAAGTTCCGGTTCAGGCGGGCGATTTCATCGACGAAATGCGTGAAGCGCCGGTTCGAAAACGTCAGTTCCCGGATCAGCAATGTGGCCAAGGTCGTTGCCGCCACAGCCCAGAGGAAAAGCGCCAGATGTGCCAGGTCGCCGCGCTCGATCACCGAGCGGGTGATTTCCTCGCTCACCATTCTGCCCCTGCCGGCGGCTCTTGCGCCTTGCGGCCATAGCCAACCGCCAGGCGCTTTTCATCATCGTCCAGAAAGCCCGCTGCCCCGACCCGACGCCACAGGGCTTCGCGCTCTGACGAGAGCGCCTCGACCGCATCCGCATCGGGCTTCAGCAGAAGATCCGCACCATAGGCCGGGCCGAGCCAGGCGGAGAGCGCGGAGGCCGTACGGGCGGCCAGGGGCAGAACCGCGGAACGCCAGAAGGCACGGCTGGCTTCCTGGTAATTGGCATAGGTGTTGTCGCCGGGAATGCCGAGCAACATGGGCGGCACACCGAAGGCAAGCGCGATCTCCCGCGCGGCCTGGTTCTTCGCCTCGATGAAGTCCATGTCTTTCGGCGTCAGGCCCATGGGTTTCCAGTCGAGCCCACCTTCGAGCAACAAGGGCCGGCCCGCATTGCGCGCGCCCTGATAGCCGCTTTCCAGCTCTGTCTTCAGCCGTTCGAACTGATCCGCCGAAAGGTTCACCGCATCGCCTGCGCCATAGACCAGAGCGCCGGAGGGCCGTGCCGCATTGTCGAGCAGGGCCTTGTTCCAGCTGGCCGCCGCATTGTGAATGTCGAGGCTCATCTGGGCCGCCTCCACGGGGGCAAAACCATAGTGATCATTGAGCGGGTGGAAGAGCTTCAGATGCCGCACCGGCGCCACGCCCTCCTCGCCCGGCGCGACTTCCGCGGCCAGGCGCACCGTCCGGCCGGCAACCGTATAGTCGAAGGCCTCCGGCCAGCCGCCCGGCCCCGGCACCACCTTGACCCGATCAGGCCTGAGCGCGTGGAGTTCGCGAGGCTCACCATCGACGGCCACCTGCTCCAGATAGGCGTTGCCGGCGACCAGCAGATAGCCGTAGAGGCTTTCGAGAAAGTCCCCGCCCGCTTCCAGCCGGTTGGGCCGGGACAGCAGCGCCAAAAGGGGATGGGTGTCCAGCTCGTGCTCGCCCTCAAACAGGGTCAGTGGCACGGAGCTTGCGGCCTCGGCCACCATGCGCACGGCGCGGTAGACGATCGGGTTCTTGGCATAGCCTTCACGGGCAAGCGCTGCATAGTCGCGCGGGCTCCAGACCGGTTGAGCCTGACCCTGAATGGCCAGCAAGGGGCCTGTGCGCGACGCCTTCACCTCGGCTGGAACCTCCTGCGACCGGTCGGCCGTCACCGCTTCGGGGCGCGCCCAAAGTGATTCAAGTGCTGTCTTCAAGCTCATGACTTAAAATGCCTTTTCGGCGCAGTTGAGAAAGTGATTCAAACGACGGCCCAGAACGACCCAGAAACGCGTAGGCCTACAAACGCCTGACCCGAGGTTCGGCTCTTGGGCCCAGAAGCAGTTCCGAGATCGCCCAGACCAATGCATCCAGCCGGTCGGGCGAGCGGCCCGTGGACAAGCCCGAAGGCCCGAAATCGACCATCTCGTCCTCAAGCTCCGGCAGGGCGCCCACGTGCCGGATACGGTCCTGGTCGTAGAGCATGGCGACAGGCTCGGCCCGCGAGAACTTGCCCCGTGTCGCCCGCACCTGTTTGACCGGCACCGAGGGGTCCGCACCCGCGATCACCTCGGCCACCATCTCCCCGCCCTGGTTCACCTCGGCGACCAGACAGTCCGCGCTCAGTCCGTGCCAGAGGCCGGTGGCAGCAGAAGCCCAATCGGCGGGCTTGGCGCGGGCCATGGAGCGATCGGCCAGAACATAGGCTGTGCCGTCCTCGGCAAGGCCCACGGCCACCAAACCGCAGGCGTCGGATTTTCGTCCCGAGGAGGCCGGCGGATCGATGGCAATCACGATGCGCTGGAGATCTTCAGGCGCCCTGTCGACCCGGATCTGCTCCAGCCGATCCCGCGACCAGAGTGCGTCGGGCCGGTCCTCGATCAGCTCGCCGTCCAGCTCCTGCCGTCCAAGCCTTGTGCCGGCATAGCGCGAGACCACCGTCTCCAGAAATCCCGGCGCCAGAAACGGCGCATTGGCCTGTGTCGGCGCATGGCTCACCGCTGTGGTCGGCAGACCGAGCAGGCGCTTTAACAACGGCACGGGCCGGGGTGTTGTCGTCACCATTTGCCGGGGCTCCTGGCCCAGGCGCAAACCGAATTGCAGCATGTCGAAAGTCTCCTCGGCGTGGCGCCACTTGGCGAGTTCATCGCACCAGGCAATGTCGAATTGGGGGCCGCGAAGGGCCTCCGGATCCTCGGATGAAAAGGCCTGGGCCACGGCCCCGTTGGGCCATTCCAGACGGCGCCGCGTCGGCGTCCAGTTCGGCCGGTCGCTCTTGCCGTGCACCGACAAGAGCCCCGACACGCCTTCCACCATGACCTCGCGCACATCGGCGAAAGTCTCGCCGACCAGCGCGATGCGCCCTGCCGCGCGGCCATCGGTTCGACTTCCTGCTCTTGGCCAGCCAGCGCCCAGCGCCATGGCCTTGACCCATTCGGCCCCGGCGCGGGTCTTGCCGGCGCCCCGCCCGCCCATCAGCAGCCAGACCCGCCAGTCGCCCGGCGGTGGCATTTGATGGTCATGGGCGAAGGTCGGCCAGTCGGTCAGGACAAAACGCATTTCCTCAAGGGACAGCTGCTCCAACGCCTGTTCCAGCCTCTGCGCCCGGGCACAAGCGGCCAAGGCGTTGCGCAAGCTGCGCACGGAGCTCGTCTGCGTCCTCAAGGTCGTCATTGCTTGTTTCCCCCGGCTTGTCCTCAGCTGTGCTCTCCGGCCCCACCGTCTTTTTCAGGTCGAGCAGCAGGCTCAGGGTGCGGGCAAGGCTTGCCAGGGTCTTCACCGTGCGATCGATCTCGACGATGCTTGCGCCCTCGCCGCCCTCGGCGGCCTCTGCCAGCAGCGCGTTAAGCCGCGCCTCGACGCCGTCTACCTGGGCTTCAAAGGCCCTGTAGAGCCGGACGATCATGTCAGGCCGCTCGCCGGGATCAGCGTCCTTGACCAGGCGCGCCACCTCTTCAGGCAGAGGAACGTCGGACGATGGGTCTGGAGGCAATGGTTCTGGGGGCAGCGGATCGGCGATCGCACCCGGGTCAGCCGGTTTGGGCACACGAAGTGGCAGCCCGCGCTTGATCCGCTCCCGCGCTTCCCGCTCTGCCAGAAGGATCTCCTTGCGGTCCCGGTTCCTGATCGCCTTCGCCACGTTGCCCCTCCTCACACCGGCCACCGGACGCGGCCAGCAAAAAGGCGCGTCCGCCGAAGCGCCGCGCCTGTTATCCCTCAGATGATGGCCCGCGCTCCGATCGTCCCGTCAGCGCAAGGTTTCGAAAACGTCGATTATTCAGGGACTTGGAAACCGTCTTTCACAGTCATGAAAAAAGGGCAGGAAACTTATCCCCGCCCCTTACAGCCATGCGATGATTGCCACCGGTCCCGCCACCGCGCCTGAGCCCTCAAGGCCCCAAACGCACCTCTTCGACCATGACAAAACCCTAACAGATCACCGTCACGCTGTCAAGAATAAATTCCTATTATTTTGTTTTCCCAATCTGAGGCATCGCGTTCACAGCCTTCCCTGCGCAGGCAGGGATCCAATAGGCGCGGGCGCTCTGATTAGAGCTGGGAGGCCCAGGCGTACTGGGTCCCGGATCTTCGCTTCGCTGCGCCCGGGAAGGCATCGGGGAGAGATTTGCTAAGAGTATTGTGGCAAGGCCGGTCTGCATCCTTTTGGCTGTCATCCCCGCCTTGCGCGGGGATCCAATCGTTTCCCGGGGCGGCGCGGGGGTGAGTACTGAGGGTCCGCAAGCCTGCAAAACCAGCCTTATTCCGCAGCAAATCCCCTGCCTGCTGCGCTGTGGATTGGATCCCCGCACAGGGCGGGGATGACCGCTGAGGGTTTGGTCGGCGCCAGCCTCTCCATCGTCATCCTCGGGCTTGTCCCGAGGATCCACACGCCCCCGAGAAGCCCATTGGGTTGCCGGGACAGGCCCGACAATGACGCAGGAGGGGTTTGTTCTGAGGCAGATTTCAGACCTGCGCCGCTCCCCGCTCTCTGCCGTCATTGCAGGACCTGATCCTGCAATCCATGCCGTTTCGTGTCCCCAGATCGAAGTGGTCCTCATGGGCAAGGTCACGGCATGGATGCCATGGTCGAGCCATGGCATGACGGAGGCTGGAGAAGAGGCGTGTTCTGAACTCTCCGTGCGCAGACGTCAGCTTCTTCATCCCGACTGA